AAAGAAAAAAAAAAAAACCCCCCCCCCACCCTTTTGTGTGGGGGGGGTTGGGGGGTTCTTTTTTTATTGATTGAGTTCAAAATGAGTTCCAAAAATTAAAATTCGTTATTTTGTGGCAAGTTATCCACAGTTAGGCTTTCTAATTTGTCGACAGCTTTTCTATTAGCTTCAGGCATCATGTGAGCATAAAATTTGAAGGTTGTGTTTGTATCTGCGTGACCAATCTGTTCAGCGACTGCCAAAATATCTCCGGTAGTTGCGTAAAGCATGGAAGCATAGCTGTGCCGGAGAATATGAGGGCTGATTCTTGGCAAGCCTAACTTAATGCAGTGATAGCGCATATATGTTCTGATAGCCGTCGGCTTTATGCCGTCAAAGATATAATCTTCGGCTTTGACCTTGTAAAGTGTGCTTATGTAGTCCATGATTTGATGATAGAGGTATTTCGGTATCTCAACATTACGGACGGAGCTTCTTGTCTTGGTTGTGCTGATGACGTATTCGTCTTTATTGTTTATTCTCATGAGTGATTTGTCGACGTGAATTTTATAGGGAGATATATCCTCAATTTTTAGTGCCAAAACTTCACCTATTCGCAAGCCTGCCCAAAAAATGATATTGAATAGCACTCTATGTGAAGCTATCTCAATGTCATCATAGAAAACCTTATACTGTTCAACTGTCCATAACTTCGCACGTGTATCGTTTGAATATGGCTTTACCCTGTCAGTAAGAGTGACAGGGTTATTTTTTGTCCCGAAGTTTCTTTTTGAGAATTCAAATATCTGGTTCAGTTCTGAGCGAATGCGGTTTAACAGTCTGCTTGAAAGACGTTCTTTTTCTGATTTTTCGTTTTGAAGTGCAAGCCAGCGCATAACTTGAAGCGGAGTAACTTTATCGACGTTCATGTTTTCGAAGAAGGGGAGAACGTAATATTCCAATGCCTGGATTTTCCCGTCAACTGTCGATTGCTTTAATTCTCCTAGCTTTAATTTGCTGTCCAGCTCTTCCCGGTATGCTGCAATAACTTCACTGAATTTCGGATCATGCGTATGAGTTTTGTTTCTCATATCGCTTTCGTATTTTTCAGCATCACGCTTTTTATCAAAACCTCTTTTGGTTGTATGTTTTCTTACGCCTTGCCAATCTTTATACCAAAAAGCGCAGTCCCATTTTCCTGTTTTCGGATTTTTTGTTACTGTCATGTTTTGTAGCTCCCTTCATGTAATTTTTGCCAAAAATGCAAAAAAATCTCTTTCATATTTAGCTTATACGCGACTTTTCGAGGCTTCTACTTATATTTATATTAGTAAAAATTAAATGCTCATATAAGCTAAATATGAAGCTCTGATAAGATTTTTAATCTATAAAAATAGTGATATAAACTGTATAAAAACACTGGCTTGAAAAGCAACCTGGGATTTAATGTTCAGACTGTTTTTCAAGCCTTTTTTATTTTAAAAAGCACAAAAGCAGGCTTTAGGCCTGCTAGTGATTTTTTTAACAGGCTAGGGGAATAGTCTGTTACTTTAGATTGTGTTGTATTGTTAGATGAGCTTTTCCACGGTCAAAACTTACAAACACTTTTGCATCGTCAATTATCCATTCAAAGTCCTGTTCGTAATAATATTCTCCGCTTATTTGTGCATTATTTGAACGAACGAGAGTGCCAGGCATCTTGAATGTTTCTGCGACTTGTTGATAAGTATCACCTTCGTGAATTTTTTGGAAGTTGGCAAGAGTAAGCTCATATGTACCTTTGCCGGTAGTGATTTTTGAATACTCGTTATCATATTCAAGTCTTGTGTTTATTGTTTTTATCGTTATGTTAGTAAAGTCTTGTTTCCAATTAAGCTGGTTAAGATTTTGCTTATCTTTTAATTTTGCTGTTAAGTTGAGGAAATCAATTAAGTTTTTATCTTGCTGTTGGATTAATTCTAATAAATGTTGGTTTTGTTTCTGAACCTTTTCTCCTTGAGCTTTTTTTAGCAATTCTTCTGGCTTTGGTTTAAATTCTTCTGCAAGTTTTGCTATTTCTATGTCTTGTTGTGCTTCGGGTAATTCTTTTAAAATTTTATGGAATCTGGGAGTAAATTCGTTATTCCACATTGCTTTAGTGGCTAACATATGGTCTTTATGCAGGCGTTCCGCTTCTTCCTTCGCTGATGGTCCTCCGCAAGCGACCGTGAATAAACAGAGTAGGGATAGTAGCACGATTGTAAGTTGTTTCATTTTAAATCCCATATTTCCTTTTGCAGTTTTTTAAATATTGTTTTTACACCAACTTTATCATTGAAAGAAAGCGCATTTTTATAAGCGTTGAGAGCTATTAGTTTATTTCCGCAGCGATATTGAATGTCGCCTATGCAACGATAAACGTTAGCCTTTTCTTTATCCATTAATACGTCTTGTAATGACCGTTGAAGTAAAGAAAGTACGTTGGAATAATCATTGATATTTGTAGAGTCTAAATTTTTAAGATGCTTTTTAGCTGCCATAAAAGCTTTTTTCCCTACGAGTTTAGATTCCGCAAAAACAGTGTACTTGTCCTCGTCCAAAAAAATTCCGCTAATACTGTATTCGTAACCTATATTATTTGATGAGTTAATGGTAAAAATATTCTTGTCTGTGTCAAAACTTACTATATTATCCGCATCCGCTATCGAAGGAAATGCAACAGCTGTTGTAGTATCGTTCCTTAAATCAATGATAACGAGATTATTTGCAAGATAGCTTGGTCCATTACAAAGACTTACAGCTGCGAATAATCCGTTTTCTGAAAGAATAGACACCATAATATTTAATGGAAATTCATTTTGATAAATTAATTCACCGTCCAAAAATTTTATTGTTATTCTTCCACATAAAGCATCCCTGTTTAGCCATTCCTCTAACAAGAAATATCCGTTGTCTGCGATGAAAGCTGTGTACAGATTTACACAACGGTGCCCACACGTTAGCAATCGCTCAGACTTGGCATCATATACATAATAATCATTTTGTCCCCACATTATTCTATAATGACCATTTGGCGAAAGTCTTGAATATAATAATATGGCTGCATAATGTTTGCCCCACTTTACAACGCAATTGTCAGTTAACAATTCCTGCTTTGTTTTGATTGGATATTCTAGCACTTCGTACGACTCCCTTCTATATATACGAAAAAGAGGACGGACATATGCGCCCTCTTATCGCTGTAGTTCTTCTACAAATGGCTCCCTAAAGGAAATCCCCCTAACATCAAGTTGAATCGTTAAGTCCGCATTTTACAGTTTCAGCTTGCTTTTTTTGCAACCAGTTGGTTGGCAATTTCTATGCAGAGTAGCAGGAAATACACATGCTCTGTTGGTAATTGTCGAATCAGCTGTGCATACTCGTTAGTGGTATGACATCGACTTCGTTTTAACCTCCTTCCTTTAGATTGCAAGGTATTATGCCATGCTGGCGAAGGGGAAGTCAGGCCTTGCCTTTGCCTTGCAACAGCCCTTTTATAATTTGCTCGATAGCCATCTTTTGGGTGTCATCGAGCTTCTGAATCTGTTTCGCAATCTCAATAGCCTGTTCGTCGAGAAGCTGGGCGTTGAGCTGCTGCTTTACTGCTTCGGTATCTATGCCTAGGTCATGAGCTTGCTGCTTCGTTATACCTAAAGCATATTCAGTGTCATCATAAAAATATGCAACAGGAACATTAAAGTAATTAGCAATAGCTTGAATGGTTTTAGCTTGCGGTGTGTATTTGCCTTGCTTCCAATAAGTTAAGCTTGGTGCACTAATGCCTGTTTCTTTTGCTAATCTTGAAGCACTGATACCGTGTTGCTTCAGCAGTAATGCAAGTTTTTCGTACATGTAAAACTCTCCAAAAAATCCTAAAAAAATTTCATTAAACTACTTTACAAAAACGCTTTAAAGTAGTATAATAATTATAGTAAGTTAATACTTAAATTAAAGCACTTTAAATCAGTGCTAGTGTTAAATTACTTTAATATAATTCTATCACAGTAGATTATTTTATGCAAGGAAAGGAGCGAAAAATGTATAGTAAATTCGAGAAATTAATGCTCGAAAAGGGTTTGTCGGCTAATAGGATTGCTAAAGAGGCAGGAATTAACGCTCCGTCGCTTACCTATTGGAAACAAGGCAAATATACTCCGAGTTTAAAGACATTACAAAAACTTGCCGAATACTTCGGCGTAAGCGTTGATTATTTTTTGGAAGCGTAAAGGAGGGAAGAAGAGATGTATAAATGTAAAGACTGGGTAGTTGTTTTTCAAAACTTGGAAACTGGCAAGGTAAAACTTGATACGTTTACTGAGAAAAATGAAACTGAAGCATGTAAATGCTTCCGGGCTTGCTATCGTCATGAAAATTACAAAATCTTGACGGTTGTAGAAAAGCCGGAAATTGCTACAAAGGAGTGAAAAAGATGAAAAAGGTATTGCAAATCTGCGTATGCATTATCTTTGCTTGGTGTTGTCTTAGCTTAGTTGGCGGATTTTCGGACAGCCAGGTACAAAGGCATACAATTACGCACATTGTACAAGAAGGCGAAACCATGTATGGAATCGCTGACAAGTATTTCCTGCTCAACAAAACGAGAATCTGTTTTGATGAATTTTGGTATAACGTGAGCAAAGACAACCAGCACCTGACCGCCAACCGCCGTTATCTCCAGCCTGGAGATGTAGTCACTGTTAATTACTACACAGTGAAAGAACAATGATAGCAGGCTAAAAAGCTTTAACTGCTATAAGCCTATTATAGCAAGAAAGGAGTTTATACAATGTCTGAAATTCAAACTAACATCTACAAAGTAGCTAGAGAGTACGCAGGGATGAGCCGTGTAAATGCGGCAGAAGGACTTGCAATCTCTGCAAGCTGTTTAAAGGATTATGAGATTGACTGGCGACAATGCCCGGATGCTATTGCACTAGCAATGTCAAAACTCTATCGTACACCGTGGTTACGTGTACAGCACCTGCAAAAGAATGTTGTGTTTTGCGACGTTTTTGGACTTATTCCTCCTGCTGACGATTTAGCGGTAAATATGTTAAGGGCGCAAAAAGAAGTCGGTGAAGTGGTTGAGTTGTTTCCGCAAATGGTAGCGAAAACGGTACAAAAAAAGCACCTCGGTGACAATCTTTTAAAAGAGTGCCGGGAAGGTGCACAGGCTTTGCTTGTATTGATTGGTATTGAAGAAGAACAAAAAGAAAAGACCCCCCACGCTAATAGAGAGCCTTTAACCTACAAATAAAGTCGAAAGGAAATCGGTTTAAAAAATAGGTCATATATAGTATAGCATACGGAAAAGAGGTTGTCAAACATGGAAAGCAGATTCTACACAGCTAAAGACATTGCCAACCTTTTAGGCGTAGGCGTTGGAAAAGGCTACTCGCTTATAAGGGAATGGAACAAAGAGCTTCAGCAAAAAGGCTATACAACTGCACAAGGAAGAGTGGTTAAAGCCTATGCTGATTTAAAGCTTGGTTTCGGAATTCAGAAGGAGGATGTATATGGTAACTAATGAACAGGTTAACGCCGTGTTAGCTCGCAGCGGACTTAGCATGGAAGGATTTGAAGCTTTCAGAAAAAGGAAGCATGGTGAGCACAAGCAGACGAAAGAGAGCTGGTTGAAAGACTTTAAGACTTGCTCACACTGTACCAGGGATGGCAAATGTAAGTATCAACACTTCGGATACCACCAGGAAAAACAGGCTGTGCGTGAAGGTGATGTGTTAAGCTATAACGTTAACAGTTTGTCGGTAAATATGCAAACATATCCTAAAGTTGGCAGTTATTGTGAATGCTGTCACTGGGATGCTGAAACAACTCTTAAGCTTCACAGCAGACTTGAAGAACTGGTTAAGGAAGGAAAGGTGATTTAAATGGAAATGAGCGAGAAAATCGACGCTTTGGCTGAAGCCTTAGCAAAGGCTCAGGGCGAAATGAAAAATGCTGTTAAAGGCTGTGACAATCCGTTTTTTAAAAGCAAATATGCGGATTTAGCGGAATGTCTGAACGTAGCACGTGAGCCGCTTAGCAAGAACGGCTTAAGCATATTCCAGGCTAACGAAGGAATTGTAGAAAGCAGTAAACTTGCTGTTACTACAATGATCATGCACAGCAGCGGTCAGTTTATTAAAGTTACTAGCAGTTATCCTATTCAGAAAAATGATGCCCAGGGTTTTGGCAGTACACTGACATATGCTAGAAGATATAGCCTTGCTGCTGCTCTTGGACTTGCACAAGAGGATGATGACGGAAATTCAGCCTGTGAACCGGAGCCGAAGCAAGAGTTAAGAGCAAAAAGCAAAGAGCAGAAGCCTAAAGCTCAACCGCAAGCTACCGGAGATAATTTTGTTAAGATTACCCCTCAAGGTGAGATTGTTGTAACTGTTGCTAATGGTCACGATAAGAACGGCAGACCGCTTGCTGCCTACAAAAACATTAAAGACTTGACTATCGAAGAGCTTGAAAAAATGGTTACAATTCCTCAATATGCGCTTGCTCATACAGCTATTAAGACCTTGCTTGAAGAAATGGGGCAGACAGCATGAGTAAGAAAAGTATTCTACAATCAGAAAAAGAGTGCTTTATGTGTGGTACAACACGTAACCTTGAACGTCATCACGTGATATTCGGAACAGCCGGAAGAAAGATTTCGGATAAGCTGGGTTTAACGATCTGGTTATGTTACGAACATCATAAAGGCAAGCTCGGACCTCATTTGGACAGTGAAACAGACTTGCGGTTAAGGCGATTTGCTCAAACCTGCTATGAAGATAAACATAGCAGGGACGAGTGGATAGAGAAAATAGGGAGAAATTATCTATGAGAAAGAAAGCACTTATGAAGTATGTAAGGTTACTTAGACGGCAGCCATTATGGAAGAAGTTATTGTAGGAGGGCAACATGGAGAGCTGGTTCAAGGTTAGTGCTAATGTATTCGACAGTGACAAGATTAAGATACTGCGTGCTGATACGAAGATTGGTGATAGCCTGGCATTAATGTGGTTCTTCCTGTTAGCTCTAGCTCGCAAAAAAAATGATGGTGGTTATGTATACGCTACCGAAGGTGTAGCGTATACACCCAAAACCTTAGCTGCTGTTGGTGGTTTTAAGCCTAAAATTGCGGAAGCTGCATTAGAAGTATTTCAGCAGTACAACATGATAGATATAGAGGATAACGGCTATATCTATATTGTAGGCTGGAGTGAGTATCAGAACGCCGAAGAGCTTTCAAAGCTTAAGGAGCGTGAACGCTGCAAGGAAGCAATGAGAGTTAAAAGGCAGCGCGAAAAACAATCCAAAACGTGTAACAACGATGTAACAAACACAGATGTTACGGAATGTTACGAAGATGTTACGTGTAACAAAAGCGTAACAAGTCAAGATGTTACGTGTAACAACGATGTAACAAACACAGATGTTACGGATAAGAATAAGAGTAAGAATAAGAAAGAGAATAAGAGTAAGAGTAACAACAACAACTTTAGTAGTGGTTGTTGCAATGAAAATTCTGCTGTTACGTGTAACAGTTACGAAAATGTTACGAGCGATAATAATCCTGTTGGCTTTTGGAATCAAAATGTTACGCCGATAACGCCATATATTGCAGAGCGGTTACAGGCTATTGTTAAGGAGCACGGCGAGCTAATAGCTATGCAAGCGGTAACAATAACAGCGCAGCAAGGCAAGAAGTCAATAGCCTATTGTGAGGGAGTTGCAATGAACCTTGCGAGCGGTGACAATCAAAAGCCAAAGAAACCGCCGGATGATTTTAAACCGCCGGACGATCAAACAGACCTGGACAAATATTTTTAGTGAGGTGATAGCATGAATGCGAATGATGTTCAGAATTCAATTACGCTTGCTGTAAATCACATTGCTAAAAATGCTTCACAGCTTAATAAGCAAAACGAAAATGACTATTACGAAAACGGATTGCTTATGTGTGGTAAATGCCATACGCCGAAGCAATGCAGAGGTTTCTTGTTTGGCGTTGAACGAACTGTAACCTGTATCTGCAAGTGCAGAGCGGAAGAGCTTCAGGCAGAGCGTGAACGTGCTGAGCATGAAAAGCGACTTGCTAGGGTACAGGAGCTTAGAAAAGCTGGTTTCCCGGAGCGTGAGCTTCAGTCACAGACTTTTAGCCATGATGATGGCGCAGACGAACGGACGATGCGAGCAATGAAGAATTTCGTTGAGCACTACGATGATTTTCGCAGGATGCATAAAGGATTGCTGCTTTACGGAAATTCCGGGAGCGGAAAGACGTTCGCCGCTGCGTGTATTGTCAACGCACTGATTGATAAAGGTGTAGCTTGTCTAATGACTAATTTTGGCAGAGTGTTTAATACATTGTGGGGCACTGAACAAAAGCAAGCGTATCTTGACGGATTTAATCAATTTGAGTTGTTAGTGCTTGATGATTTAGGAGCAGAACGGCGCACGGAGTTTGCTCAGGAGCTGGTGTTCCAGATCATCGACAGCCGTTGTCGGAGCGGATTGCCTACAATCATTACAACAAATTTACCGATTGAAGCAATCAAAAAGCCGCAGACGATAACGGAAACAAGAATCTATGACCGTATTTTGCAGATGTGCCACCCGGTAGAGGTTACACACGCAAGCAGACGCAGGAAAAAGGTTGCAGAAGGCTTTGCTGCTACCAACAAGTTATTAGGATTATAGGAGGGAATTATGGACGCTAAAGAGCTTACGAGAATCACTGAAAGTGCAAATCGTGATAAAGATAAGAGATATTTTACGACAATAGTAAATTTTTATATCAATATGTATCATGACAGCGGTGAGGTTTATTATCTGCATAAAGCTATTGCCGAAATCAAAGCAAAAATCAAAAAAGAAGGCGGCGAAATTTTCTGCCAGGACAATCCGTTAAAGAGAAAGGAACAAAAAGCATGAACAAAATCGTTTTATTAGGCAGACTGACAAAAGACCCGGAGGTAAGATACACTTCTACAAGCAAGGTTGTTGCTCAGTTCACGCTTGCTGTGGACAGACCTTATTCCAAAGACAAACAGCGTGAAGCGGACTTTATTCCTGTAGTTATCTGGGGCAAACAGGCTGAAACCTGTGGCAATTATCTTAGCAAGGGACAGCGTGTGTTAGTTGAAGGCAGACTGCAAATTCGCAGCTATGACGCTAAAGACGGTCAAAAGAAATATGTAACAGAGGTTATTGCAGAGCATTTTGAATTCATTGAGCGTAGAGAGCAAGGCGGCGAATCTCAGCATACACCGGGAGAAGAAAGCAAGGACTTCCAATGTTTTGGCAGCGCGGTACCTTTTAATGAGGAAATTCCGTTTTAAGCGAGGTGCAGCATGAAGATTAAAGACGAAGTTAACCGCTTGCGTAAGCTGGCGTGGACTGAAATCGAATTAAAGAAAGATGACTTCAAAAAGATTTGCAGTGAATATTGTTTTTTGTACAAAACGATATATCACCAGACCTACAATCCTAGCATGAAGCTGATTAGCACGTTGGGAAGAAGCAAGGTGTATGTTGATAAACTTGAATACATTGATGTGCTTCAGGACTTAGCTTATCTGAGGTACGCTTTCAGCAGGATGAAATTTAAGGGGTACAAGAAACATGAATCAGCTTAAAAGTATCCTCGTGGGCAAGCGTAGCAAGGCAAGCGGTTCGTTCTTTGAAAAGATGATTGACGCAGGCTGCCAGTATTACGAGGAACATGGCATTGCGAAGATTGAGAAACAGAGTGAGCCTGTACATTATATCCGCCCTTATGGAGCGCATGGACAGTTCGTTGCCAACTATGCAAAGAAAAGCGGCGTTGACTATAAGGGAACGCTAAGGGGTGGTTTAGCAGTGTGCTTTGAAGCGAAGCACACCGACGGCGATAAGATGCTGCGAAGCAGACTTGAACCGCACCAGCTTGAATACCTGAAGGTTCATCATTTTTTAGGAGCAAGGTGCTTTATCCTGGTATCGTTTAGTCTGACAGATTTTTACAACGTGCCGTTCCTTGTATGGGAGAATATGAAAGCAATATACGGAAGGCAGTACTTAAAGCGTGATGATCTGGAAGAATACAGAATCAGTAATACAGGCAGAGTGTTAAAATTTCTGGCTGTAACGGAGGAGCAACAGTGAAATATCTACTTGGAACAACAGCAGAAGGCAAGCAGTGCTGCCCTCATTGCAAGCAGGAAAAAATAAAGCTTGTCTACGTTGCAAAGATTGTAGACAGAAAAGGTGCTGTAAAATGGGCGTTTCGATGCTCATCGTGCTATGGCACTATTTGGCTAAAGTAAAGCGAAAGGAAGTCGGTTTAATGCAGAATAAGGATTGGAGCTATCTGCTAGGGCAGAAAATAGGTATGCTGAAAGTGCTTGAAATATATCCGCCAGGCGTTATCAGCATCAGACCTAAAAAGAAGGTTTCTGTTGCAAGATGTGTTTGCGAATGCGGCACTGAATGTTACAGAGATGTATCTAACCTAGCCAGGCGACAAGGAATGAGCTGTGGAGGCAAGGAGTGCAAGCACAAAATCATGAGCCTTGCGCAAATAAGAAGGCAGGAAACGAACAAAAGAAAGGCTACAGCTCAGAAGCCTGTTGAGAAATTTTTAAAAGATGAAGAGCCGATAATCACGAAAAAACTGAAAAACAAATATGTCTGCCCTTTTCCGTTTCCCGGCTGCGTTAGAAGCGAGGTTTGCCACGTATGCTGTTGGGAGTGCGATAAGGAATGTAAGCAATGCAGTAACAATCCGCAACTATGCGGAGCAAGGAGATTAAAATGAGAAGTGTTAAGGAGATTTTAGAAAATGAAAAGTTTCAAGCCGACAAGAAAAATGACTTTGCTTTTGAAGGCTTAGTATTGACAGGCTTCCTGCATCTGCCGGGAATCAAAAAGAGCTTGCAGTGTGTTGTAGGTGTTGAGCCTGATCAGGACGGCAACCAATGGGAGCATGTAAGCGTAAAATTTTGCGGCACGACGAATAAAACACCTTCATGGGAGGTTATGTGCCAGGTTAAAGACGTGTTCTGGTTGCCGGAAGAAGAAGTTCATCAGATTCATCCGAAAGCAAGCGAATATCTGCACGGCGTAGGCAGGATATACGATATTTTGCATCTGTATCGTCCTGTAGGTGGCTGGAAACAGAATCCAAACAGAGGTAATGCAAATGAGTAAATTGCTAAATGTAATCATCGACATGATCACGGTTATACTAATCATCGGTATACCTGCTATGTTTGGTGCTCTGTTAGGTGCTGCGATTGGGTGGTTAATATGGCTGTGGTAAAGCGAAGACAGCAGAAGCTGAAATATTATCGTTACTGCTTGCGTAAGGCACGTGAGCTGATGCGTAGCGAGTTAAGAAAGTGTGAAGTTTTGGCAGGGAGGATAAAAAATGACAACAAAAAGAGGACTAGACGGCGTATATTTCCGCGTTAAACGCGGTAAACATTGGGAAAGCATCTGCTTTAGCGATTTGTCCGACGAAGAAATGGACAAGGTGCTTGAAGGGCATAGCGTAGAGTGGTTGAAGAAAATGTGTAAAATCCTGGGCAAAACCATTAAGCGTATCGGTGATGAGCTGGAGAATGTCGGCGGACGCAAGGAGGAAGAGCGAAAGGAATGTTAATTAAGCTTAAGAATGGCACGTGGCAAGATATGAGCAATGTTGTTGGCTTAAGAGTGGCGCTGTGCAAAGGTATGAGTCGCTGCTATTATACAATCCTCGTAAGCATGAAAAACGGAGAAGAATTCGGCTATAAAGAATGTAGCGATTATGAAGAAGCAGAGAAAGCTATGGATGAGCTTGCTAAAAAAATCAATGCAGCGCAAGGAGGCAATAATGGATAAGCCGTTTATCTTAGACCCATGCTGTGGAAGCAAGATGTTCTACCATGACAAAGAGAGCGACGCTGTTATGTTTTGTGACATACGAGAGCTGCATACAAAGCTTTGCGACGGAAGAGAATTACATATTCAGCCAGACAAGATAATTGATGTAACCAACATGGAGAATATAGCAGATGAAGCATTTAGCTACATCATTTTTGACCCGCCGCACCTGGTAAAAGTTGGCGAGAGCAGTTGGTTGGCACAGAAGTATGGGCAACTTCCGCTGCTATGGGAAGAGTGGATGACAAAGGCGTTTGCTGAGTGCTTTAGAGTGCTTAAACCTGGTGGGATGCTGCTGTTTAAATGGAGCGACGAGGACATTCCGCATAAAAATGTGCTAAGGTGTGCGTTACCTTATCTTCCGCTTGCCGGAGATAAGCAAGGAAAAACACGTTGGACGTTTTTTGTAAAAATAGAGAGGTGATAATAATGACCGTCGAAGAGTTTTATAAATGGGCAGTCAAACATGACTGCGAAGGAATGGAAATAACAGTCAAATGCTATGACGAAAATGGTAAAGAAGATGAATGCTGGCTCATTAACGATCAGTGTATCGAAGAACGTCAATGCAAGGAAGTGGTTATTAATTTGAGATAAAAGTTGAAAGAAAGCGGAGGTAGTAGCAATGAGCAAAAATCTTATTCCGGCAGTCGCTGAAATGCTGGGGCTAAAATTGAGAGAAAAATTTAGGATTGACAGGTATGACGAAGTATATTTTTTCACCGAGGAAAATTTAGAAGTAAACAAGGCATATCCTCAAAATATACCATTACTTGCATCGCCTGATGTGTTGGAAGCATTAATCAAGGGAGAATGCGAGATTATTAAAATTCCCTGGCTGCCGAATCGTGACGAAGATTATTGGACGTTTGGATTGTATTGTGATAAATCTTCAAAGCTGAAGTGGATCGCAACTAGGATGACTTGGAACGGCGAGCCTGACGATTATGCAGCCTATAAAGCTGGGTGGGTGTTCGCGACGCAAGATGATGCGGAAAAAGCATTGTCGAATGTAGCTAAAGAGCTAAAGACGCCATATATATTAAGGGGGCAATTAAATGGCTAAAAGATTATGTTGTGGTTTTCGTGGAAAAATTTATTATACCGATGTCAACGAAAAAGAAGGCATTATGGTAGGTCAAAGAGTAGAGGTTACAGAATCAGCGGTAGAAGCTGTTATGGAAAAGCTATGTTATATGGCTGAAAGCAAGAAGCCTTTTGACGGCAAGGCAGAAATTGAAATCAACGGCTTTAGACTAAGCATTGATGGTACAGGCAATCCTGGATTCATGGAGAAATATGGAGAGCTGAAAGAATGACCAGCGTTTTAATTACAAAAATATTATTGGCAATTACATTCACTGTTGTTTCCGTTTTCGGTGGCTGCTGGATAATGACAATTTGCGCAGCGATAGCAGATGAAAAATGGGACAGATGGACAGAAGGTCTTTTGTTTGGTTGCTTTGTTGACATATTGATTTTTTTGATAATCTACGGTGCTTGGGTGGTGTGAAAAATAACGATTAAAGAGCTTTACGAATATGCTAATGCCAACGGCTTTGAAAATCTGCCGCTTCAATATGGCTTTGTCGATGACAATGGCATCTATTATCCGGACTATCTCAGATTTGCTGATTTTGATTACAATATCGACAATGTAACGATGATGTTTTATGTTGCTGGAGATAAAGAAGCTAAAGGGTTGCAGAAAAACACAGGCTCTACAATGGAATATGTAGGAGCAGGAGATGATGCAGCTATGGGCGTATACAAATGCTCTCAATGTGGCTCTGAGGTGCAGAATTATGAATACTATGATTTTTGTCCATGGTGTGGAAATAAAATTAAGGGGTGGGAGTAATGATTGACTATAAAAAGGCAGAACATGCAAAAAGATTGCTTGATGAAAGCGGTGTAGATTATGTGCTCGCTATGGAGGGATTATAAATATGTTAGATAGAGAAAATTTCGATAAAGAGATGACTATTTTAAAAAAAAATTAAATGAGCTTGGGTACAAAAGAGTGCAGATAACGCGTACTGTAAGCTCTAGTGATAGTAGTGCTGTTGCAATTCATTTAGCAGTAATGAAAAATTTTAAACAAAAGTATTAATAAAAACTTTTTCGATGCAACAGAATAATGACGTATGACGCAGTTTGCGAACTACGAGAAATGGTATCACAGGCAGCGGCAATCCATATAGAAAGAGAGAAGAAGGAGTGATAACTGATGAAAAAATATATTGTTTACGGTAAAGTAACAGCTTTTGTATCAGTAGAACTAGAAGCAAAAAACAAAAAAGAAGCCATTGAAAAGGCTTACGAAGAGTGTTCTGGACCTATGAATTTTGTTGGCAATGGTGGCACTGATAAGCTAATTGGCGTGTGTGACACCGATTCTGCTACGGTTAGCATTAACTGTGATGATGAAGTTGAATACACCGAAGTAGAAGAAATTGACTAAAGGAGGGGTAGCAAATGACACCAGAACGTCAGAAATGGTGGGATAGCCTGCCGCAACGTGAAAAGATGTTACGTGAACAAATTTTGGAGACTAAAGGGACAATCTCGAAGTCGAAGTTTGCGCTTAAACGTGGCCGTTTGACAGATAATGATAAAAAATGGGTTATCTCCCGAATAAAAAAGGCAAAGGTTGTATTAACAGCTTTAAAGCATGAGCTTGACAATAAAGCAGTGGCGACGTATATGGGATACTATCAAGAGGCGTTCCCGATGTATCGCTGCAAAAAGTGCGGCGGCACGTTTGAAAATTTTGGACAGTCGTACTGCTGCTGGTGCGGCAGAAAGATTGTGGAGGTGAATAACAAATGAACGAACCGATTGTTTCGCCGTGGTTGATTTACTGGGCAGGAAGAATAGACTTTATACAAGGGTTTTGCCTTATAGTAGGTTTTATTGTAACTATATATACCGTGATTGCTACAATAGCAGTCATGACAGATGTTAATAAGAATAAAGAATCCGTTAAGGCAGTTAAAATACTTGTTTGTACAGCTTTGCTTTTAGATATTTTGGGAGTATTTCTCCCGACAGAAAAAGAAATATACGCTATGTATGCTGCAGAACATATAACACCAGCAAACATCAAGGCTACAGGTGAATTTGCGGATAAAGCCGTAGATGCACTAATTGAGAAGATAGCAAAGGCAAGTAAGGCTATAAAGGAGTGATAACATGGCTAACTTAATTCCAGAAATAGCTGAAATGCTTGGCCTAAAACTGGGCGAAGAATTTAAGATTGATACAAGCGGCGACGATATTTTTAAAATCACCGAGTCCGGAGTTTGGATGAGAAAAAGCATCGACAAAGAAGAATGGTTAGAGAAACCGTTTGAATTTGTGATGTTGTGCAATGGCGATGCAGAAATTATAAGGTTGCCATGGAAACCGAAGAAAGGTGAATTGGTCTACACATTTTGTTACTGCATTGGTAGCAATGATGAATGGACAGTTACGTGGCGGCATTGGGAAAATAGAGTTGAAGAAATCGCGCTTTTAAAAGCAGGATGGATATATCGTTCTCGTGCAGAAGCAGAAAGAGCATTGCAAGACGTGGCTGTGGAAGAAGGCGTTAAGCGTGAGCTATAGGAGGCTTTAAATGAATTATGGCGACAAGCATACCGAGGATAGCCTTGTGTCACGTCTGGGGCGGCTATACGGCATTGAGCGTGGCTTAGATTGCGGTCCGAATATCATAATGGACAGGTATTGGAAGATATGGGACGGCGGCGAAAGGAAAGACCTGTACGCGTGGTACTATGAAGCAGATTTTCTCTATATCACTAAAGGCAATTATCTGTACGAGGTTGAAATCAAGGTCAGCATTGCGGACTTTAGGAAAGACCAAAAGAAAGCAGCCTACCATGACCATCCGGATATAAAAGGGTTCTACTACTGCATTCCGCAGGAGCTGTACAGTAAACACAGGGATGAAATCAAATCCGTGTGCAAGGAAAGAGGAGCGGGGCTGATTGTAGATGGTTATCCAATCACAACAGTTTTAAAGCCTAAAGTGCGTAAAGACGTCAAGCCATTAAGCGATAATGGCTACATACATTACCTGCGGCTATTCGCAAAGAAGTGGGTGAGAAGCAGAAAAGAGGTGCAATAACTATGACTATTGAAGAGATGGCATGTAGAGTGACTGTACGTTGGTGGGATGGATATATTGAAACGTTGAACCGTGGTGTCCTGTGGGCATAGGAAGGAGACGCTGTTTTGCACAAAAATCCCTTGAAAAAAGGAGGCAATTATGAAAAGAACCATTGGCAATAAGCTAAACGACTACAAACATTTGAAACCGCCCGGAAGTGAATTCTTGCCACGATTAGTAATGATTAGACGTACCGTAAATGTTGTTTTTAGAAGAGATAGATATGCGTGGCTCAGTTTAAAAAAATTGTTTGTGCAAAGAATGAAAGCAAAGCACCCGGAAGCCGTCAAAAAATGGCCGAGGAGGTGATAAGAATGGAAGAAACAATGGTAATAATGGAACAATATTATTCTGAATATGACTCCCCAATAATTTCATATGTGTGTGGTGAGTGTGGTGAAAAGTTCCTTGACCGTGATGACAATTATAAATTTTGCCCTTATTGTGGCAGAAAAATCGTAAATAGTAAGGAGTGAGTAAAATGACTGTTGAAGACTTGATTGAAATATTGGAGAGACAAGAACCATACGGAGAGGTGTTTATCAGCGTTGACGGCCGCAAATACCCTGCGTCAAAGGTTTTGCTCCCAATAGGTTGGGAAGAACCAGATTATAGTGTTGTAATTTCTGATAATTAAGCCCATGGGCGCGGCGGCTGGGTTGCCGAACGGCAGTAGGTTGCGGACTTGGCAACGGTAGGCCCATTATTGTTATGGACTGATGAAACAGGCCTGCGTAATAAAATCCAAGAATTCCTACGCCGCCGCTTTTTATAAAGGAGTGATAGCATATGAAGCAAACCTGCGATATATGTAAGCACGAAAGCGGAAGTTGTAATCGTTATCTAACAGAGGATAGCAGAACAATCACGATATGCCCTAACTGCTTAGTCAATGGTACAAGTTATCTAGCAATGGCTGCGAGGAAGGCTCACGAACAAGGAAGGTTAATACAGGAATCAAAGCCAACCGCATTATTTTGGGAAAGACTTGCCAGAAGAAGATTTTTATAAAGGAGTGATACAAAATGAGCAGGTTAGATGCTAAACCGGTAGATGAATTGCAGTTGAAGCGCATCCAAGCTTTAAACGCGGCTGCCAGATACCTTGAATATAGAATCAACGACTTGTGCCCTAAAGGAAGAGAAAGAAAAATCGCTTTGCAACGACTTGAAGAAGTTGTGATGTGGGCAAATAAAGCTATTAGTCAAGAGGTATGCAGCAATGATTGATAATGATGAATATTATCCTTGCGATGACTGCGAAGAAACAGACACGTGGGAGTGTGCTGTGTGTAGCTTATATGCAGATTATATAGGCGATGAAGATTTTGATGCTTTTGACATTTAGGAGGTGTTACAGTGATTAGCAAAGAGGGCATCAGACGTATGTTGGATATTGCAGACCTTAAAACATCGGCACGGCTGATGTTACTTGTTATCGAGATTGTAGAACTGCAGGCGGACTTAAAAGCGTTAGAGTCGCTTGTACAGATGCAATATGATAGTCACGCAGTAGATGCTGCTAAAAATCATGTACGGCAACAGCCTGAGTATATAGAGATTAACAACGAACTAAAGAAAGCCACAGAAGCTGTTGCAAAGGCTATGAGCGACCCAGAGGCACGTTTAAGAGCTATGTTTAATGCTAAATTACGTGAAGATATGTAAATTGGAGCAAAAAGAATGAAGATATTAAAATTCTCACCAATTAAGCGTGAGCAGGGCAGAAATACTTGCCATTGCTATAAAGAAACAGACATCTATGGTGGCAGTAAAAAGCCTATCAGTTTTACAGTCGACCCGGACACCAAAATCTGCTTCTGTAATCACTGCGGCAACATGGTTGAACCTATCGTTGTATTGGAGCTGATGTGTAACGATTGGCAAGCAATAGCAAAGGACTATGACAGAGCTAGGAAACAGACATTAAGATGCTACGAGATTGGCACGAAGTTTCGACCTTATAAGCGTGTGCTAAAGATGTTGCAGGAACATATGGGGCGTAAGAATGATATGATGCCGATATGTCCGCATTGCCGGGAGAAAATAGATTTGGAGAAGTTAGCTAATGGCGCTTGGGTAAGAAAGGTTAAAAAATGATGATTGATTACAAGAAAGCCGAACAGGCGAAAGAGCTGCTACAAGAATGCGGAGCATCTTTTATAATTGCCTATAATAACAGCAATAACGATGATGTTGTTTGTGCATCAGGTAATTATATTATCCTTAAAAGCTTGATCATTGGTACGATGGCGCAGGCAGCATTAGGTGTGCGTGGCAAATATGGTGAAGAAATGGCTATGCAAGAATTAATGAGCATGATGACAGAAGCAGCGAAATTAGTTCATTACAATAAGGAGTAAAAAAATGAAAGATGAAAAATTAATAGTCCTGCTGTTCGCGTTTAGGTACGCCGTGCATAGAATTCCCACACAGGCATTGCGTGAAATTCAAAACGAGCTGTTCGATAATCTCCATAAAATGCCAGATTGGATGTTGACGCAGATGGAAAGAGACATTGAATGGAATTTTGAGTTAATGCAAAGCAAACTAGAAGAAACCGGAAGAATCGCTTTAGACGATGATTGCCGCTTTCAAAAGCCGCTGCTTGATGCAGTAAAAGCACAAAGAGCAAAGTTAGCAGAGATTGCCAGAGGTACAACCAATGGAAATATGCTTAATTGATATTGTCAGTTGCACACTGCTTGACGTAGCTGTTATGTGTGTAGCTTTATGGATGTTAAACAGGGAGTGGTAATTTGAAATATTTACATCTTGTTGCAAGTATTTGTATGGAAATTCTTGCTATTATGGGTACTATTGGAATCCTGGTTATAATCTGGAGAGATATTTTAGGAGGTTTTTAAGATGATTAAGTTTTTGCCGACGATTGACGCACCAGCGAACACGAAGCTTCCGCAGCGTAGCACACAGTTTTCTGCTGGCTATGATTTTTACGCACCGACAGATATTTTTGTTCCAGCTGGCGGTGAAAGCGTACTTATTCCGCTGAACATCAAAGCTATTATGCCTGGCGATATGGTTCTGATGCTGTTCATCCGCAGCAGTCTTGCGGTTAAGTTCAATTTGTCGCTAGTTAACGGCGTAGGCGTTATTGATAGCGATTATGCTAACAACCAGGACAATGACGGCAATATAGGCGTTAAATTCAGAAACAACGGCAGCGAAACCATCATCATCAGAGAAGGCGAACGCTGTGCACAGGGAATCTTCGTCCGTTACTGCGTAACCTCGGACGATGAAGCAAGTGCTGTTCGTGGTGGCGGTTATGGCTCAACAGGACGTTAAGCTTTATCTTATTAGCTGGCGCAGTTTAATTTCGGGCGAGGTTGATTTTCACGACAGAGTGTTAGCTTCTTCACCTGAAGAAGCTATAAAGATAGCTACTGAGGGAGATTTTTCAGAATTTCTTGAGCTGTACGACCCGGAAGTAGAAGAAATGTAGGGAGTGTGTAAAATGCCGAAAAAAGAAAAAAGCATTGAAGAACAAATCAAAGAAGAAACAGCTATGCTTATAGACAGTTTTTTGCGGTGGGAACATATCCGGACCTATGGATGCCAAGACCCTTTTTATCCTGACGGCGAAAATATGAATTTAATAAGGAATCATATAATTTACGGAAAGAGCAGACTTGAAGAGCTGTGTACCAATATTCCTTTGTCAGCCCAATATTATATGCCTACACCTGAGGAAGTTGACGCAAACTATATGGCTGCCAACGGAAAGTATTACGATTACCGGATAAAGAAGTTCGCAGGATCATATCCCGGCATTACCACTAAAACACCGAATGATATAAGCAACCAACAAGAATTATTTTAGAGGTGCTACATGAAAACACCATGCAGAGGATGCACAGAAAGAAAAATAGGCTGCCACGCTACTTGTAATGCTTTTAGCGAATGGAAAATCCAGCAGTGTAAAATACTGAAAGCCATGTATCTTGAAACGCTTTCACCTACAGCTGGAGCAGTTGCCAGACACGAAAAATGGATAAAGGAGCATAAATAATGAGTGCGTTTAAATCTCCATTTAGTTTTATCGGATTAAAAGATGATAAATACGTTATTGTCAAAGAAGCACCGAAGAATTCAAAAGATAGCTTTACAATGCCGCTTCCTAAGGATAACGTAAATCATCCGAAACACTACACCAAAGGCGGTATTGAGTGTATAGATGCCCTAAAGGCTGCTACTGTTGGCAAAACAGGCATTGAAGCTGTCTGCGTTGCCAACATCATCAAATATTTATGGCGTTACGAAGAAAAAAACGGCGTAGAAGATTGCCTAAAAGCAAAGTGGTATCTGGAACGCCTTATCAAAGAACTTAAATAACAGAAGGGAGTAAGCGCATGGAAGATATGACTGTAAATGAAAATCAAAGCACGATAACCGTTCCGCTGGCGTATTTCGAAGAACTTATCGAACGTGTGGCAGAGCAGACCGCCAAGAAGACCTCTAAAAAGCTGTGTGATGATTTGTACAGCAAAGAAGCACAGCGAAGGGATTTCGACAAGCGGCTGTATAATGTGCGTTTGCTGCTAAAAAATTACAGAAGCCTTCAGGAACACGCTGCGTTAAAGACAAGCGAGATTGTCAATATCGACGATGAACAGATTTCGGCTATCGAAATTCTTGATTCGTTCCAAAACCTGAAAAGCATGGGAGCTAATGAGCTAAAACTTGAAAGCATTATAAGCTCAACAATGCGAACAAAAGTGCTGATAAACTACATGGACGACATGATAGCACTTTACAAGCAGACCAGGTATAACAGCGGCAAGCAGGAAGATTTGCGCCGGGCAGATGTGCTTGACGTGCTGTTCCTTAAACCTTGTCCGCCGGAAGCGTATGTTACTGATATAGTAGCAAGCCTTGCGCAAAAATGGTCAGTAAGCGAAAGGCAGATATGGCGTGATACAAACGATGCTGTCGAGCAGCTAACAGCTTTGTTGTTTGGCGTAGATGGCGTGAACCTGCTGGAAGATAAAAAGCGCAGAAGGGCAGCTCGCCTTGATGAAGAAAAAAATATCAAAAAATAATCAAAAAACTACCGGAATAGTCAAAAAAACATTTGACTATTCCGGTAGTTATGTTATAGTATAGTTAAAGAAAAACATAATAAACAAAAGAAAAGAGGTAGTAAAATGGAACGAAAAATGATTAAAGCAGTTAGAAGAATTCAAGATATTGAAGTAAAAGCTGCAAAAGGAACTGCAAGTAAGGAAGAAATGCTTGAGCTTGTTGCTCTTGATGAAAACTTAAGAGCATATGCCCATGAAAACAATATGGGATATTTCGAATGCTTGGTAAAATGTTATGAAGAATTAAGAAAGGAGAATTAAACAATGACACAAGAAAAAATTTTGAGATTAGCTTTCAGACAGGCGGTACTTGTTTGGGGTGAGTACAAAGATAGAGCAGATAAACTTCCCGGCAATAAAGTTGCTGCACGTAATGAACAACGAAAATGGGAGGAAGTTCAGGAGCTTGAAAAGATGCTCAAAGAAATCACAGAAGCTAAATAAAAGCTGATGACAAGGGCAATAGCCCTTGTAAAGCTGGCAGGCAGACAGTTCAAACCCTGTGCCTAAAGCTTAAACTTTAAGGAGGACTTAAAAATGACTTATCAAGAAAAGAAAGAAATGAAAAAGCTTGCCTGCAAATGCCTGGAAAAATACTTCGGCTTTGCTCCGACGATGAAGCAGATTGTTCTGCTTGAAAGCGCAAGTAATGGATATACAGTTGATTATCTTCTGTTCAGCATCGGCTATAACGGAAGAGAATTTCAGCTCAGAAGAACCTTTACCTTGGGTAAAGATACAGTGGAATATAAATATTGCCGCTACGATGTTATCATGATTGAACAATAGAAAGGAGTAGAACAACATGAAACTAAATTACAATCAACTAACCTACATAATCGGCGTACTGAGAGAGGAGAAATGTAGAGCTTATAATGCATGGATAGATAAAAAATTCATTGCAGATAAAGCAAGTAATGCTTATGAGGATTGGCTTAAAAACAATCCAAATGCTTCAAAACAGGAACAAGACCATGCGTTCTCTAAAATGGCAGAAGCTGCTCTTAGTGAATGTGCAGAATCATATGGCGTTTATTCTATTGCACAAACTGTTTATCAAGAATTTACCGAAGGTGAAATTGAAATTTAAGGAGGAAGAACCAATGAAAGAACCTAAAGACATGACTAACGAAGAATTAAAGCAGGAAAACGCTAGGCTGATTAAGATTTACAACAGCTCGCGCGACCCATGGCATCATCAATGCTTGAATGAGCACTTTGAAGAGCTGGAAGAAATTGCAGCGGAAAGAGGTATAGAGCTTTAAAAGCTGATGACAGGAGCTTAAGCTCCTGTAAAGCTACCAGGCAGAAGGTTCAAAGTCCTTGCCAATAGCTTTAGAAAGGAAGTCGATTTTATGAACTATGCAATTTTACTGAAAACTGTGGTTGATGCCAATGGCAAAACAAATTCTGTGGAGAAAGTACCAATGATGGAGGTATTCCCAACTATTTCCCTGGAATCTATGTACAAGCTTTGCGAATGCGAGTTTGTCGATATTAAGGATATGCCGCTTCAGTTAGTAGAATTTGACGGCGAGCTTGGAATTATCCCGGCAGTCACCTTGGTGTTCGATGAAGAATTTCTTCTGAAGAACGAAAAGCCTGTAGCTAATGAGCTGGCAAGTGTTATTTATGGTTACGGCAGATTACATGACCAATGCTTGTGCGGTAACGTGCTGCTGTGCTACACAAACGAGGAAGGCGATTGCATGCCGTTCAGTGAGGGTGAAACGAACGCTATCGTAAAATGCTTGACAAAAATCAATAACCATATCGGAGATATGGAATTTAAGGTCCAAAAACCAATGATGAAATTTATGACGTTTTAGGAGGGATACATAATGTTGAAATACAAAGATTACTCAACCTTAATCAATGAACAGCAAAAGGAATACGAAAGCTTTACCAAAGATAAAATGTTCTTTGCTTTTACCGAAGAACAGTTTAACGAAGGCATGAAAAGATTTGGTTTAGCTCCGGATGATACCGACAAGGTTTATCAAATCGGCTTCGGAGGATATATCCTTCGTGCCCAGGCTAAGGCCCATAATGATTTGGTAAAACGCCTGAACATCGAAAAGAAGGAGCACATGAAAGATTTCGACTTCTTGAAATCAGCTTTTCATTACGAACTTGCTAACCATGAGTTTTGTGTAACTTATGAGCTTGACGATACGCTGGATGCTTTGCTTTTAACTTATGAGCAAGTTAACTCTGACCCGGTTATTAAAAAAGCTTTACTTGAAGCAAAGAAAGAATATCTTAAGAATTGCGAAGATTGGATGTGATTAATATGAGAACAAGACAACTTATAAAGTATGTACTGATGTTAGAAACGCTTCCTCTTGCCGGAGATGAGTTCCATGAACTCATGGCAAATACAAAACGCCGCCAAAAGAGAATCGATGCACTGCGTGAAAAGCTTCTGATGCCAGCAAGCTGCTATCCCTACAAATCATTATAAATAGAAGAACCAGCGTACACCGAAAGGTGTGCGCTGGAAAAAAGATTGGAGTGAAAGCTATGTGTAAAGTAGCAGACAAAAGTTATAGAGAGTTATGCGAAGCGTTGCTGGGGCAAGAAGCTTATAAGGTTTCCGAATTAACGGCACAGAAATTGTATCGCCTGGAAGATACAGACGAGCTGAAAGCATATGGTTTAGACAAACAGAAAGCAGAAGCTTTCTTGTGTGGTGTAGAGTTAGGCAAAAGAGCTTTCACCGAAACCAAAGCTGAGGAAAAAAGACACTGCTGTGATCCGCAAGACTTGGCTGAATTTATGATGCCGAAGTTGCGGTATCTGAATCATGAAGAGTTCTGGGTAATTGCAGCAGACAGCAAGAACAGAATTATTGAAGCAAGAGCTATACTGAAAGGAACGCTGACAAACTGTTATGTTCATCCTAGAGAGATTTTCAAGTATGCCATTATGAAAAACGCTGCTGCAATTTTTGTAGCACATAATCATCCTTCAGGTTTTGCAACACCTAGTGCTGACGATAAAAAGTTAACCAGGGATATTGTTAAAGCCGGGGCAATAATGGGAATACCTTGCTTAGATCATATAATTATAGGTGACGGCAGCTACTACAGTTTTCAGGAAGATGAACAAATGTAAGGAGGAAATAAAAAAATGAATGCTTATGAAATTATGTACGTTATGCGCCCGGAGCAGGAAATAGTCGAGGATGTTATCTTGAAGTTCAATGACTTAATCGCTTCCAATGGTGGTGTAGTTGAAAAGACAGAACGCTGGGGAGAAAGAAAGATGCCCTATGTGATTCAGGATTACGAGAATGGTATTTATGTCCTGGTTACGTTTCATGCAAACAAGAAATGTGTGCTTAAGCTTCACAAAAAAATGGAGATTACCGAAGAAGTACTCCGGCATATGATTATCAGAAAGGGGGTATGCTAATATGACACCTTTTGATAAATTTAAGGAAACTGCTGCGCTGGTTAATCTTTGGATAACAGAAGAAAAACCTAAAATTGAAAGATTTGGCTGCCGGAACTGCCAGTACGCTCATTCAACGCATGAACGCTTCGACAGATTTTGTACAAACCAATACGGAATTTGTAACTGCTTGCCAAACTGGTACACTCCGATAGCTCGCATTGATGAATGTCCTAAAAAGAATAATCCTAGAGCTGGTAAGCTTAGTTCGATTTGCAAAGTTAATACGGAGGTGTAAAAATGGCTAATATCTGTTTCAATGACATTACAATGGTTGGAGATAAGGCAATACTGCAAAGGCTGCAAGATGATATTGAACGTCACCTAAATGAAAATGATGGCAGCATTTATAGATACGGTAATGAGCTTTACCCTGGCAGTAACTATGAAGGGTGGTTCGACGATGTTGGAGAAGTAACCAAAGCCAACGAAGAAGAATATTTCTTGCGGTTTACCGTAGACACAAAATGGACCCCGGCGATGGACTTTTTCGTAAGACTGGCAAAAGATAAAGGCTTAAAGCTTTACTATTCTGCCGAAGAACCTGGCTGCGAGCTTTATCAAACGAATGATGTTAACGGTGAGTTCTACGACGAAAGATATGTCTTGTATTGCAGAGAGTGCGAGATAACCTATTATAGCTCAAAGGAAGATTTAGTTGACGGACTAGCTTTTCTGTTCAAAAGGCGAGGTTATAAGGTGTTTAACAAAGAAAGCGCAATGGAATGCAGCATAAAGGAGCTTGAAAAAATTGGCAGAATATTCCTGGTAGACGGAACTAACACATGGTTTGACATAGGAGAATTTGAAATAGTTCCTACCGATGAGCAATAGAAAGGTAGTGGTTAACATGAAAACATTGTATTTTGAAGGTGCTGGATGGGAAAAGGCAGAGCGCAGCATCAACACCATAGGCAACTGCCGTGTTAGAACAGCATTTCACCTCGATAACGGCAAGGGCGTTTATCTTGAAATTGTTTGCGGTGAAATGCTTGGCGAAAGAAAGAAGCTTTATGGAGGCTTGCAGTATGTAGGCTTCGTAGACTTCTTATTCTACATTACGGATGAAGAGCCGAATGATGACTGCAATAAGCATAAATTGCCGGATATGCGTAACACTCATTTTGCTTATGACTTCGATTCGATTCTTGCTTTTGTAAACAGTTTAGGAGCATCATTTGATAAAATATGCGTACTACCAGACCTTGCCGGATACAGAGTACATTCAGATGACAGTGAGAAGCGATACAACTATGCTGACGAGTTTACGCCAGACTGGGAGGTTATAAAGAGAGCGAAAGAAATTCACGAATACTTTTACCAGCTGGAGCAATCAGAAGGCAAGAAGTTCCCTAACTTCTCTCTATACAATGACGAAGGCGACAAGACAAAGCTTTACCTGATCCGGCATTACAACGGCTATAATAAGAAATGGCTTATTGATGCGTCAAGCGATTCATGGTTGAAAACTATGGTTGAAGTATCTTAAAGTTGGTTATTGTGCAAGGAAGAAGTCAAAAATAAGTTTGACTTCTTCCTTTATGTTATGTACAATAAAGCTATATAGATGATTGGAGGGAAGTAAATGAGCCTGACAGACAAAATGAGAACTGCAATGACGAACAACGGAATGACACAAAGGGATGTAGCAAAAAAACTAGGTGTTAGCAAGGCAGTTGTTAGCGCAAGATTTCTTCATTGCAGAAGCTTAAAAATGCTTCTTGAAACAATGGAGGCTTGTGATTGCGATGTTGTCCTTCGCCAAAAAAATGGAGAGTGTGAAATGATCATAACTTTAGATGATATAAGAGAGGATGATTTGGCGAAAAATTTATAAAAAATCCTCCTGGTCAAAAAAACATTTGACAACAGTTTTAGTTATGTTATAGTATAGTTAAAGGAAAACTTAATAAACTAAAACAAAAGGAGTCGGTGAAAATGAATTTAGAACAACAAATCAAAGTAGCAGAAAAAAGAATCTATGACGCAGAATGCAGAAGAGCAGAATTTGCGAAAAAATATAATGAAACAGGAATTTTGCTTTATGAAAGATTGGCAGAATCCGAAACTAAAACAATTTCTGAAATAAGAGATGCAATCATTGAAGCTTCTCTTTACATGAACTAATGAGGGAGTAAATCATGAAGATAGGTAAAATAGAATTCACATGGCGTGCACATCGTCAAGCGTGTGTTGTAAAAATCGACGGTGAACAAAGAGTTTTTGATATGTACCCAGTTTTCTGGACACCGCTAAAAATTTGAATAATTATATTTACATCATGGATGCTTCTCTGAATTTAG